CTCAAGACAATTGATGTCTTTTCCGGTGACGTTGGGTTTAATGATTTAAGACTAGCACAACTGTACAATAACGGATTAAACTATCTTAAAGAATGTAAAGAACGTATTCAGCGTTACTCTGGATTAACATCAGATGAAGTTGAAATGCTTTTTACCTCAGCTCAAAATCCTTTCTACAATAAAAAATTAATTCAACTTAAAATTATAAGACCTGTAAGTGATTTAGGAAATGGACTAGACTTTGACACTACAAAGATGCAGCAAATGTTCGCTGAAGGTTACAATATTTTATCAACTCAAAATCAAACAATAAAATCATGATAACAAAAAAAGAATTGATTAAGTTAGGGTTCGGAGAAATGAAACATACTCTTTGGTATCCTAAGAATGATGATAATGAAGATGTTATCGATATTGCTTATTGTAAACTTTATAAAAGTTTTGTCTTATTACCGAGTGGTAGTCATGAATTTGAAATTAACATCGACACCATCGACGAACTCAAAACATTAATTAAAATATTAACTCCTAAAAAATCATGATAACAGGTACACAAATTCCGAAGCCTTTCAATCAAAAAGTTACTGATAGGCTTAACAAAGCAAAAAGAATTATTCAATGTGGAACACTAAGCGAAACTGAAATTGACGCTGTCCTTGATGGACTGGCAATATGGTTCGCTAATGAATATAAATGCGATATACTGGCAGAAAAGTTTAGGACTTGGAATGATGTCGATTGGAAATTAAAATAACATTCTAAAACCCTTGAGCAACCCCAAATGCTCATTTAACTAAAATCATTATGAAACCAATCACAAAAATTTGTTTGGGGTGCCAGAAACCTTTTCGCGATAATTCAAAAGGCAAGAAAAAAATATATTGCTCTTTAGAATGCCGACATGAATTCTATCAACAACGGCGTTTCGTTTCAAAAACTGAAAAAAATCAATACAAAGATTTCGTAATGTTTGGCATCGAACCAAGCGTGTGGAGATCAAATCTAAAACTAAAAAATTTTTTATAAACCAAAAACATAAAAACCAAAATGAAAAAAAAAGATATTACTAAAGAAGAATTAATTAAATTGGGATTTGAGGAAGTAGGCGAATGGCTTATTTATTTAGACGGCAATAATTCAATTACAGTTTATCCCAATGGATATTGTTCAATAAAATGTGAATTAAAACAATTGCCTAAAGATATTAACGACATTAAAACATTAATTAAAATATTACGAGCATCTGGAGATCAAAACTAAAATTAAATATTTTTTATAATGAAAACTAAAAAAAACATTACTCAGGAATATTATCTCCTTTCTGAGATAGAAAATGAGATAACCAAGAAAGGTATAAAGAAAATGAATGGATGCGAATCAGCTTATTATGGTCACATTTTGGGGGCAAAGTATACAATCCATTGGATTTTAGAGAATACTAAAATTTCATTAAGTGAATCGATAAAAGAAGATAAAAAAAAAGATGAAAGAAGAAAAACCAAACACAAAATTAAAACCTCCTAAGTTCTGGCTTATTAGTGACGATAGTCCAATAGAGACAGTAGATTTAGAAGAATATTTAAAAACTAAAAATAAAAACCAAAATGAAAAAAAAAGAAAAAGAAAAAGCAGATAGAATAATAGATTTTTATAATTATGCATTCTATACGTTAGAAAAGATGACTGATGTACACGAATTAAATTTTGAAATTTTCCAACAATCCATGTGTCTATTACTTACTTATCATTTACAGGATGAATTCAAAAGTGAAAAAATTAAAGAAAACATTTTTGCTGAAATAAATTATCGCTTTGTAAAGAGATTTAAAACCGATATAAAAACATTTGATTCATTGAAGTTATTTGTAAAAAATAATAGCGAGAGATTCTTGCGTGAATACAAAGAATAATATTTTGATTTAAAAATATTTTATCTTATGTTTGTTAAAAAGTAATTAGCTATGATTAATATAATGTTATTAGTTTTTGCCTTTATTCTATGTCTAATCGGTGCATTCTACGATCCCCCTCGAGGTAATTTGGGCTTGCTCGAATTAGTATTCTATCTTTTATCGTTATTAACATTCTATCTTTTTATCATTATTAATTTTAAAATGGGTAACACGATTTAAACACCATTAAGCAATGAATACAGGACGAACACATTTTAAGCCAGGTAATAAAGCTGCAACCGTACAAAAAGGCGGTCACAAAAAGAAAACACTTATCAAGATGAAACTTGCTGAATGTCTTGAAGAAGTTGATGGGCTGCTCGGACCTATGTCTAAAGAACTATTAACAGATAGTAACAAGCAAATACGAATGTTTGCTTGGAAAGAGCTAATCAAATATCGGTTTCCAAAAGAATTTAAGTTCGAACACACTGGCAAAGACGGTGAACCACTAATAAATAAAATCCTTGTCGAAATTGTCAAACAAAATGATACGGCAAATCAAGACGACAGTTCATTACGAGCAACTCAATAACTCCACAAAAAGAATTAGCGTCTTTCAAGGCGGCACACGTTCAGGTAAGACATATAATATTTTATTGTGGCTCATTTGTAAACTACTTGACGAAACAAACAAAATAGTTACAATCTCTAGGGCGTCAATGCCTTCTCTCAGAGGTTCAGCAATGCGAGACTTTTTTCATATATTAAATACATTAAGCTTATATGATGAAAAGTCTCACAACAAAACAGAGAACCTGTATAAACTTAACGGGAATATAATTGAATTCATTAGTCTTGATGAAAGTATAAAAGTAAGAGGACGTAAAAGGGATTATTTATTTTTGAATGAAGCAAATGAGGTTGACTTTGAAAGCTTTAAACAATTAGCATTTCGTACAACAGATAAAATAATTCTCGACTACAACCCGCATCAAGAATATTCATGGATATATGATAACGTTATTACAAGAGATGACGCAGAACTATTTATCAGTACGTATAAAGATAATTCATTCCTAGATAAAAAAAATGTAGATGAAATAGAAAGATTAAAATATGAAGATGAAAACTATTGGCGTATATACGGATTAGGACTTGTAGGAATTTCTATTGTTAAGATTTATAATAACTGGCGTGTTGTCTCACTCGAAGAGTGGGAACAGGCATCAAGAAAATTTAATGAAACCTATTATGGTTTAGACTTTGGTTTTAATGTACCTACTGCATTGATTGAACTTAATGAATATGAAAATGAAATATGGGCGTGTGAAAAAATATACGAAAAGTATTTACTCAATTCACAGTTAATAGATCGTATGAATGAATTAGGAATAAGTAGGAACAAATTTATCAATGCTGATAATGCTGAACCAGATAAGATATTGGAAATACAAGACGCAGGATATAATATTTATCCAGCTGATAAATCTGTCAATGATGGTATTGATTATTGTCAGAGAAAACGCATAATGATCCATCCGGAGTCTGTTAACTTAATCAAAGAGATTAAAAACTATTCCTGGAAAACAGACAAAGCAGGAAAGATATTAGATGAACCAGTCAAAGCAAATGACCACGCTTGCGATGCCTTGCGTTACGGTGTGTATAGGAAACGACCAGATGTAATTGGTGAGAGTGACAGCTATGCTGAATATGTTTCAAGAAATTTTCAATTATAAAAATTATGGCAGTGAAGAAAAACAAAATACCAAAATCAAATGGAGTAATTCCTACAGTCTTACTTGATAATAATGTCAACTCATCGGTATTAATTCAAGAAGGTTTAATGTTAAATGAAGAAAAAGAAAGGCTACAAAAAGAATTATCTAAAATAGATAAGAGAATTGAACAGATGGAAAGTAAGGAAAATCTAAATAGGTTTTTATTTTCCTTACGTCATAAATATTGTAGACAAGGGAGTGCTTACTTTTATGTTCACGATATAATTGATGACGGGATTAATGAAATATTTAAAATAATTTATGAAGAAATATTCGAGTTTGATACATTTAGTTATACCAAATACCAAGGAAGATTAGAGATTGTATTTAATATTAAATTAGAAGCAATAGAGAAAATTAAACAGGATGAATATTATGAAGCAAAAGAAAAATTTATTAAAGAGATTGAAACCAACTACATACTCTGTGGCTAAAAACAATTGTAAAGAAGAAGCAGATAAAGTATTTAGTGACGAATTACAACAAGAGCTTGATAAAATATCTGAAGCATATGAAAGAGACAAACTAAAATATGAAGAAGAATTGTTGTGTTCTTTACGAAAAGAACATGAAGAAGAATTGTTTCGTTCTATATATAAAAGAGACAAATTAAAATATGAAGAAAGATTATTACGTTCTTTACGAAAAGCATATTACATTTCATCGAGGTTTAAATTTTAGATTATGGAAGAAGAAAAAGAATCATTGTTGATATGGGAGCTGTGCTTTGAGGGTATTCGTACAATTCAAGAATTGGATATAACTTGTAACTTAGAAGAAAAATTTCCGGACTATCAAGTAACACTCCATTTGATAGAACACGATTTTGAAAATGATAAAACGTATGCTGAAATTAGGTGTGTACTTAGATCAATTAACTAACAAAAATATTTGACATTAATATTTTTTATTTTATTTTTGTAAAGAAATATTTTTCATTTTTGGGTTATTAGCCCTTGAGTTTTTATGAAATCGTCAATTCTCCTAGATTGGTCTTTTTTCTCAAGGGCTGTTTTTAAAACATAAATGCAGACACACGAAATAAAAGTTAATAAAGATGAACGGATTAAATCGATTGAACGAAAGAAACTTCATCAAGAAGTTGATAAAGCTTTAGATAATGTAAATATGTACTCTGGATATGGTGATATTATTCTAAGAGTACACGATAAAAAAGTAATAAAGATCAAACCACAGGCAACAAAAAATTTATAAAGTTCTTTAGATAGGTTTTAATAAAAATCTACTTTTGCTAAAGGGATTTAAGCTCTGAAATACTTCAGAGGTTGAATCCCTTTTTTTATTGCTTAAAAATTAAATGTTCGATTTTCTGAAAAACTTCTTTAATCGATTTAAAAAGCCAATCTCAGAAGCTTCCTATCTGGAAGATATCGGCTGGAATTCTATTTCCTCAGATAAAAACACACAAGGTTTAGGACAAACGTCACGTGACGCACAATTAAAGACTGTCTTTCAACTCTGGCTACGTGATGGATTTGCTAAACAATTAATTCAATTGCCAATTGATTTTATAATTGGTGATGAAATGTTTATCCCAGAATTCAAATCTAAACATGACACAATACCGGAAACAACATTAAATGCATGCAGTGAACTGATTGCAGAATTTAAAGAGAAAAATAAATTCGAGAATAAATTCGAGAAATATGCAACTGACCTGTCACTTAATGGAATGTTGCTTTTACCTGTAATTGAAACAGAAAATGGAAATGTAACAATTGGTTTCATTCATCCTGGTAACATTGAGACAGTTGTACCAAATCCTTACGATGTGACCGACATAATGTCAGTTAAGATGAAAACCGATTTCACAACTAAACAGAAAGTATATAAAATCATACGTATTCAATCTGCATTTGATGAAGCTACTGAAACTAATCCTATAGATTATGATCTACTCACAGGGGATGCATTCTATCACTCAGTAAATAACGTAAGCAATCAACCCGAGGGCGTATCTGACTTATTGGCTGATCTTGATATGCTGCAAAAGTTAGATGAAATGATAATCAGTGTAGCAGATTCGATTAAGTTAGCAAACATGTTTGTATTTGATACTGAAATTCAAGGTGCAAACGGTGACCAGATCAAGCAATGGAAACTCAACAATCCACTGCCGACAAGACCCACACGCTTTATCCATAATGAACGCGTTAAACAACAACTACTTAGTACGAATGTAAGAGCTTTCACCGGTCATGAAGTCATCAGAACAATTAAAAATTTTATACTTGGAAACTTTGCATTTCCACCGATGTGGTTCGCAGATGGTGAAGATGCAAATAGAGCTATTGCAATTGAGCAAGGCACACCTGTATACAAGAAATTATTGAAACGTCAGGAATTACTTATTGAGATAATTAAGAATATATACATGTATGTCATTCATTCTGCTATAAGATCGCGTGAAGGATTCCCCTTAAAGCGTGAGGATTTAGAGAATTTCATTATTCAAATCAAAGCTCCGGAAATACAGATTAGGAATCTTGAAAGAATAACTAATTCATTAAATACATTAACAACGTCACTAAATACAGCCGAACAAAACAACTGGTTAAGTTCAGAGACTGTACGCAAATCATTCATTCAATTTGTGAATTTGCTTGGCTTTGATATAGACTTTGAGACTGAGAATACAGCGGTTGAAACACAAAAAGAGGAAGAAGAAATAGAGCAACAGAATAACCCAAATAATCCGGACGACCCTAACAACCAAGAAAACAATAACGAGCAAGAAGAAAATAATCAGGAAGCAGCATGAAGAAAAATTTCTTTGACAATATACAATACATTGAATTAGTAGAAGCCCTGGACAATGGTAATAGATACAAATGCATAATTATAAAGCCCGGGGTCACTATCTCTGCTAATACTTACACGATGCATGAAGGAAAACGCATTGCAGTAAAGAAAAACTATCCTGCTTCGGTTCTTCAAGAAGCTGTAACACGTGGCATGTTCGAAGGTGTGAGTATGCTACTCCGTTCTGAATCAGATCACTTGGCACAGAAAAATGGTGATATAAAAAATGTTGTCGGCTATTTCACTGAGACAAGCTGGGATGGTCAGCAGGTCACGGGCATACTTAATATCAAACAATCAAGAGGATTAGCGGGGGCTTTTAAAGAACATCTACTTAAACTTTGGGAATCAACGAAAAAGATCGGCTTATCTATCACCGGTTTCGGTGAATGGGTAATTGAGAAAATAAATAATGAATATGTAGCAACAGTAACAAGCTTGGAAGAGGTGACCTCGGTTGACCCTTGTCAAGTAGGAAATGCGGGCGGTCAGATAGTCGCATTGTCGGAATCAGAACTAAATATTAACAACAAATTCACAAATCAAAACAAAATTAAAACAATGGACGCAAAAACTAAAACAGGTTTATTTTTATTCCTTCAAAAGAAGGGGAAAATAAATCAGGATGCTAATGAGTCTGATTTTACAGGCGATCAGCTCCTAGATTTAGCGACTGGGCGTGACATGGCAGAGTTTAAAGATTTAGATACTGAACCGGCTGCTCCTGCTCCTGCTCCACAAGCTACGTCAACTCAACAAACAACACAAGAAACACCAGATGAAGAATTACAGAGAACTTTGAATATGGCGAAAGAATTAGTTGCTGAGGCTAATTTTAAAAAAATCTTATCAGAGAGTAAATTAAATCAAAAGGCGAAAGATTTTATTGAACAAAGATACAAAAGGCAAAAATACGTTTTTGATGAGAAGGAATTAAAATATGAACTACAGGAACAAGCGAAACTATTAGCTGAATCAAATGGTGCGGGTTTCTATTCTGGGTTGAATTCTGGCTTTACATCTGGATTTCCAAATATAAAAGTAGGTACAGAAGAAGTTGATAAATATCAACTTGGATTAGAATGGTTATTGGCAAATGCAGCCATTAAAAATTCTTTTACCGATGTAGAGAAAAGACAATTTCAAGAAGCAGGTGTGACGGGTTTATATTCTTTTAAAGAATTCTATAAAGAATTAACTGGAGATTATAATATATCTGGATTTGAAGGTAAAGGAAAATTATCAGAAGCAATATCTACTAGTAGTTTTCCTGTCTTACTTGGTAATGCATTACATAGAAATATGATTAGAGCCTATAAAATGAGTGCTTATCAAACTGATTGGAGAAAAATTGTCAAGATAGTTCCGAGGACAGACTTTAAAGAAAATAGTATAGTCTACAAAGGAGGTTACGCGGATATACCCCCGGTAAATGAAGGTGCGGTTTATCTAGTTGCAACAACACCAGCAGAACAGGCGAATATTTACAATGTTAAAAAAAGAGGTAACTTAGAAACAATAACACGCGAGGCAATTTATAATGATGATATTTCAACCTTACAAGACACACCATTTGCATTAGGTGAAGCAGCTGCAAGAACATTATATAAGTTCGTATTTGATTTTCTCATTACTAATCCGACGATGGATTATGATTCGCTTGCATTATTCCATGCTACACATGCAAACTTGACTGCTGGTGCGGTTGTATTGTCAGCAACTACATTCAACGCGGGGAGATTGGCAATGTGGAATCAAACCGATCTAACAAGCGGTAAGAAGCTGGGGTATATGCCTAAGTATTTAGCTGTACCGGTTGATTTACAGGAAACAGCTTATCAGCTTACTACCCCGGCGTACGGTCAAAATAATAGCGTTGCTACATTTAATCAAACCTGGAATGTAGAACCGATAATAATAGCGACTGCCACAGATGCTACAGATTGGTATTTGATAGGTGACCCGTTAAGAGGTGTACCGACAATCGAAATAGGTTTCTTGAATGGAAAAGAAGACCCAGAAATATTATTACAAGATCAACCAGTGAATGGTCAAGTCTTTACACACGATATTATTTCTTACAAGATTAGACACGAATATGACGGGGCTGTAATGAATCATAGAGGATTTTATAAATATGCTCATACCTAATATTTGAATTATAAAAGGGGCATACAGCCCCTTTTCCTAAACTTAAAAATTTAAAACACATCATGTCAAAACAACCGGAAACAGAAGGGACAAAGAAAGCCAAAGAAGAATTTGGAGAAGTCCCTTTGGAACAGGAGGAAATAGGAAAGACTCAAACAAAACAAACAACTCCAAAGAAACAACAAATTGAAGGATTGTTTAAACAGAAATATACAGACAAATACGGTCGAAGTAAACATTATTTAAAAGTTAATGGGATGAAACAAGAAGAATCAACAGACCCAAAAACAGGACTTAAAATAATGATTTATTCTAATGACGGGACAGAATGTAGTTATTATGAAAATTTATCTAAAATAGATTTAGAAGCATTCAAATTATTCTAATGATAACGCTTGCAGAATTAAAATATTATTTAGGAATTACGGGATCAGACAAAGACGCGCTATTGCAGGGTTTCATTACTGCTGCAATGAGTGAAATGAGCGGTATTTGTTACAGGAATTTTATTCGGGATCAATATACAGAAACTATTCCTTGTTGCCTGGCACTCGATAGAATTTATCTGAAAACTGCTCCAATTGTATCAGTTCAATCATTGAAATATTATGATGGGACTACATATTCAGACTTAATTCTTAGTGATATTGACACGTTAGAAGATTCAATCGAAATATTTCCTAATTATATTTTATTACGTAAGGGTTATACTTCATTTGGTTATGACTTAAAAGTTGAATATACCGGGGGTTATAAATTTATACAAGGTACCGGTAAATTAAAAGTTTTATCAAGTGTAGACGCTGAAATAATTCTTGGCGGGGATACTACCAATATTACTGAAGGCGACTACATAACTTTTGAGGGTGAACGTTTACAAGTTGCCTCCGTCACTGACTCGACTCATTTTGTATTTGTCTCACCCTCTTCAAAAGATTATACATCAGTTAATTATAATATCTCAAATGTTCCGGAAGATTTAAGACAATATTGTAAAGAACTTTCAACAAAATTGTTTTACGAATCCCCGGCAGGTAAGGATATATTATTAAAAACAAATGAATCTTTATCGGGAACGACTTCGAGTACAGGAATTATAAATTATAGATTCCTAAACTTTTGATAATGAAAATTTTAATCATTCTATTATTTGCGTTTTTACTTTCTTCTTGCGGACAAAAAGAAGGAAGGCAATTTACATTAGGTACGGATAGTCTTGAAGCAATAGAGATTCCGGATGAAGCAAATATGGTTTTTGTTACTGTCATTGATTCAATACCTATAAATCCAGGTATAATTGACATGTTGACACAGATAGGAGATCAATTAGTCAATGTCAATTATATATCTGAATTAATTTCATCTAATCGTAAGGCTAAGACATATATTATAGATGCTAAATATATTCCACCTGGTAAATTATTAATCAGAAAAAATACTTCATCTGAAATCGGTTTAATTGTGCAATATAAATGACAATGAGAGAAGCCATATTGCAACAAGTTGGTAAGGACTTAGAAGGATTCCGGTCAATTAATGGCTATGAATTGGATTATGCAAATATTGTCAAAGGACAAATACCAACTCTTGACTCATGTAATAATTTTCCTACTGTCTGCTATGATTTGGGCTTAGATGTAAGTGAAAACACTGGAGAAGCATTTAATAATAATGAAATTACAACTCCATTGTATTTGTGGATTTATGTAACGGCACACAATGACAGTGAAAATATAGTGGATATAAGGGAACAGGCTATAGCAGATATAATAAAATTTGTAATGAATGATTCATCTATTTCAGGTTATAACACCGATGAACACAAAGTTTTAAAATTAAATATTGCTCATTCAGATGCCATTAACGGCTATGAAAAAGTAAACGGTTGGAATTATCAATTGAACCATAATACACTTTATAAAGAACAGATTTCTGAAATATTAATGACTGTAAATATAACTTATCCAAATTTTAGTGAATCAACATTAAATTATAATTACTAATGTCAAATTTTAGAATACCTTTACAAGTGCAAGATAGCACTGGAGATATACAAACTGTATCTGGTTACATTGTCGCTTTACGGGAATACCCGTTTGATACAAATACTTTAATGGGAGTAGAAGCAATTGAAAAACAGGGCTATTATGATTTTGACGCTTCATTAATCATACCCAATAGAGAATATCAACTATGGGCAGGAACGATTGAGAGTAAGTTATCCCGTAATTTAGCTTTTTCAAATGAAGAAGGCAGAATAATATTTGGTTTGGATGACACTGGCATCCTTGATGCTAATGATTTTGCTAATGATGATCTCATTAAAAAAAATGATCTATTAGGCGGGTTTGAATCTTATCCATTAGCAACATTAATAAATGATGTTGCAAGCCAAATTCCTTCAGGTGGTGTAAACTATTGGTATGTAAGAGCTACGATCTCACAATCTCAAACAATTGATTCCGGAAAACCGTTTATCGGACAAATATTTTTTGAAGTTGACCCCGATACTGGAGATATATTAAGTGAATCAAAGATACCGGGAATATACGAACAGACATTAGCTACCACAATAAATGCGGCAAATTCTGCAAGAGTATCAACGGGATTTTATTATTTGCAATTCAGAGTAGGTTCAACTAATGCTTTTAGGTCTGAAATTATGGCACAAACAGACAGGGCGTATTGCTTTGAATCAAAGACTTATTTAGTCACTCGGTCACACGTCCCATTTGATAACAACGGAACCTGGCAAAGTAGATTTGAAACTGTTCCGGTTGGATATCTTGTCTTTTGTCCGTCAAGTGAACCTACGACCACTTATACAGAGCTTGGAAGATTGCCCTTTAAAACATTTAATCTTAGTTGGGTTTTATCCGATGATATTTTAAAGGGTGGTTGTATAATTGAAGTTCCATATTATCCAGAATTAAGCACAATAACATAATGAAAGTATTAGGATTATTATTAACGAATGTAGCAGCTGAACCAGATTTTGAACAATCTTTTATAGATGGTTATAACTCTGCTGGTGGCAATTGGGATGGCACATTTACAATTGTTGAGAATGTGTCTAATTTAGATATTGATGAGGAATTTTTAGAGCCATATATAGATGATGGATATGAATTAATAGTGAGAAATACATCTCCTAGTCCTATCGCAGATCATATTTATTCTTTCACAAAAGAAAATGGGATGCTATTCGTTAATCCCGTTGGTTCAAATGCACATGAAGATATTGGGACATTGAGTTTTGAAAATAAATTTTCACTTGTCACGTGCGGCAGTGGGTTAAGTAATGTTGGAAATGCGACTTCTTACCCTTGTATGTTCTTTGATTGTGCAACAGTAGAAGCAAACGGGATGGAGATCGTAGACATTAGACAATGTGGAACGTCTTATAATGTTACTCAGGTAAGACGTGCAAGTGCAACGGTGTTATGGTTTAAATTAGAAGGATTAGAAACAGAAGAGGACTTAAATAATATCGGATTAATAATGTACCAAAATAGTGCAGGGTCTAATCATTCGTTCGCTCCCATATACTTTGCTAATTTAACGGGTTCGGATGTTGTCTCTTTACCTACTGGTTTACAATATGTTTCGTTTGTCGGGGAGGGAGAGTTTGCAATTAATTATACAACATCAGCAGGTACAATTGGAAATTATCAAGATATTACCGGCACAATGACATTTGGCTGGACTGATAACACTAAAGTATTGCTTCAATTAAAAGATTATAATCCAATCTTAACAGGTCAAGGAACTACAATTCAAGATGTCTCAGGCTTTGAAAATAGTCCAAATGGAAGGATTACAATTGCTGATTATATTAATCCTATAGGATATGGCGATCAGGCAACATTTGTGTTTGACTTAGGAGCTGGTTCATATGAAGGCGGAGGAAAATTTTATTTTGCTACTCAATCTTATGCAACTCCTTTTATCGGTGGTAAATTAGCTTTTATAAAAGATACTAATCAGTGTTCATGGGATGAATCAATTTCAAGAGCATTAACAACGGCAACCAATCAAGGTCAATTTGATAATATTAATGGATATGGAACTATAAATGTAGCCGATGCCAATTCAAGATCTGACACAATGCTGACAGTTATTCCAATATTGGAATTAACTGAAATAATCCCTGGAATCATTGAGTTATTATGGACACTAGTACCATTTGCAACGCACTATGAAATATATTTAAGGGGTGAATTATATAAAACTGTCATTGCACAGATTACAACAGAAAGGCTTATTGTTCCAAAACAAGCGAATTCAAAAAAAAATGCATTTACGGTGCGTGCAGTTAATGAGACTGAGACAGGAGAATTTAGTAATATTTGTGATTATAGACATTATTATTATCCATATATATTGGTGAAAAATCAAACATTAAACGCATTATAAAAAATTTTTAATACATATGTTGAAAATCTCAACGAAATAATTATAATCGTTGTAAAAATCAAAACTTAAACTTTAGGAGATATAGAAAATGCCAGATCTAACAAGAACACTCACTTCAATACTAAAAAATGGCGGTCAAAATTGGGGTTATAGACGCGTTACAGTTGATTCAAGTGATGTCATCACAGCCAGCGAAGTTAACTGGCATAATGGAGTTTATCGAATGAGTTCGAAAATTACAAATACTACGAATGAAGAAAGCGTACCAGGTGAGGATGGCGAAATTTTAACTTATGAAAAAGGAATTCAAGAGCTTATTTATTTAATTAAATCTGCTCAATTTGATAAAGCAACTATTGAATTTCTTCAAGAATACGGGTCAACACCGGTTTATTTCCAAATGATTGTATCGTGGGGGCTTGGTGCAGATAATAAAGCAATGGAGGCATTCATGCCGTTAGTAAAATTCTCAGGTGATTTTGACGTGGACTTGCCTGGTAGAAAATTTGACATCAAGGTACAAATTTTAAGTAATAAGACGTCACATACTCCGTCAGATTTTACAGGTTTATCTTGGGTACAAGGGGCGGCAGTTGATTTCACAACAGCAGCAAATAAAAGATTCAAGATTAATGAAACAACTTAAACTTAAAATTACAAAATGAAATATTCAGGTGCTCCAATAGTAACTCCAAGACAAGTCGGTAGTCAATGTGTTGTGGTTGATCCGACGGCTTCAACAACTGCGACTGTACTTATAACTACAAATATAATTCGCACACGTTCAGTGAATACAGGTTCGGTAGTTATTCATTACAAAGTTGCAGCTTTTCCGGACAGATGGTTTCCAAGTGCGGAGGTATTTGATGACGAGACAGCAGCAAAAGCAGCAATGTAAATTTAAAATTATAATATTATGCCATTAAGTAATTATCCGGAAATAACGAAATATACAATTGACGACACTGTCTATGTGTTTGAAGGCAATCAAATAAAAGAATTAGTAATTACGGGCTGGAGGGTTGAAGTGTACGATACAAACGGAGACGGAACAGGGACAGCGGTTCAAGAAACATATTATCAATTCTCTAATCATTCAGAGCTAAAGAATACTTTAGTTTTCTCAAGTTGGAATCATATTAGAAGCGAAATAAAAGGTGATTATCTAAATCGTGCTATTGAATCAGGGTCGGGAGGTTCGGGATTTGTCCGAAATCTATTTTGTAAGGATGCTGATCCTTTAGTCCCATTAACATTTGGAAGTTGGACTGATTTTGCCGGCTTTGATCTGAGAGTCGCAAATTTTATTAATTCGGGGGATGTAGATCCCAATGAAAACATAGATGTAGTTTTTGTAACCGGTGAATTAATTTTCGATAGGTGTAATTTGGATGAAGCAGGATTACCGACGGGTTGGGATACAAAAGCAGAGTTTAGAGCTAATGTGAAAAGTTTCGATAAGGATACTACTATTTGGACAGATGGAAACCCAATTGGTTTAACTTAAAAAAATTTTATAATGGCAATTACTAATTATCCTAAAGTTTTAAAATATGCGATTGATGACAGACCGTATTATATCCCTCAAAAAGGATTTAAAGTTGAGGGTGAGGCATATAATGAAGCTCCACCATTTTGGAACGGGAGAGGTCGAGGATTTATAAGACGTGTAATTATTACAGGATGGAGAACAGAGGTATATTCAAACGATGGTTTAACTCCAGTCCAAGAAAATTTTTATACGGTGAAAGAGATCATTAATTATGATCCAGCTGTAATTTCTTCAGGACAGCCATTTGAGGAGATATACGAGGAACAGAGATTTGAGATAGAAGAATCAAAATTATTCTCTTCTTCAAATGCTGCTTTAATGTCTTTAACTCCAAACAGATATTTTAATTATGCTTATAATGCGGATACTCACGGGAGTGATATTTTCAGGAATTGGGGGTTAGATTTTGAGGACAATGCTCCACGTTTTGAGGATTGGGCTGATTTTGCTGGAATGGATTTTACAAATGCACAATTAGGAACAATTGAGGTCAACAATATCGTAGGTTTCGTTTATCTATGGAATGGTACGGCGGGGGTGTATGGATACACAGGTGGTGAAGTTGGACAGACTCCAACTTTAATTTTTGATTATTGTAATTTGACAGGTGTAACATTTCCGGCAGAATGGGACACAAAATCGGAATTTCGTTCAGTTATGTTTTCTTATGATGCGAAAACAACTATTTGGAAAGATGGCTTCCCAATTGGAAGGGCAGCGACCGGAAATAGTGCCGGAACATCCGGACTTATGGCATTAACAGGAACGGGGACACAATTTGTGAATGAATTTTGCGAAGGTGATACAATTATAATTGAAACAGTTGGTGAATTTGTAATTGATACAATTACAGACGCGACACATTTAACAGTGACGACAGCGTTTCCAGGTACATTCACAGGTAAAGGAGTTTCAAGGCTTTGAGTTATACTATACAAGGGAAAGAATTTCAAGAAAGGACTTTGAATGTCGCATGGTATGCAGACGCAAAGAGATTAGTAACCTTAGTTAATGATTATATTGAGTCAGAAATACAAAAAGAAAGCAAAGAGATATTTGCTCAGAAAGAAAATTTCGAAAAACTTACAGGGGGAATCAGTTTTGAAGACTTCGCAGCAAAAAGCAAAGACGAAATTCAGCTTGAGGAGATTAATAGAACAATTCAAAGCAATATTGAAAAATATCCGGATTCGTTCGGTGCTATTGTAGCTCTGAATAATTATAGCGCTAAGTTAGATAGTGTAAAAGAAGATTTTGTAACACAAAATTCATTAGTTAAAAGTGAATATGGAATTGAGAAAATGACAAGTAATTTAAAGTTGATCTTTAAAGCACAATTAGAGGGTGATATTGAAAGTATTAATTATAATACATCAGATGAAAATGAGATATTTGAGTTGATTGATACAGGAAGGCAGGCACTAGAAGATTTTTTCTTGCGATTAACAACATTGAAAAAGAAATTGAAAATATCACCATTGACTTCGAGGGTTTTCAAATTGACAACGAACCAGATTTAAGCGATATAATTTTAGAGGAGTGTTTTAACGTGGATTTTTTAGTGTATAGCTTAGCGGAATTTGATATAAAGAGAGTAAAAGAGATTTATAATATGTCTGTACTTGATTTTATACGGATGATATGTTTTAAGAAGTATAACTCGTTTGTTCAAGATCAGTATTCAAAACGCCAGCGGAATTAATTTTTCCACAGCGTTTGCAATAGTGAGTTCGATCTCGGAAAAAGAAACCGATGAAAAAAAGGGGAGCAAAATAAAAAGTTAAAAGGAAACCATACATTATTAGCCACCCAAAGGCTGATGTTTTTGACCTCGTTTGCCATATATGATTACAGGAAATACGATATTTTTCAGGGTATAGATTATAAATCATAGTGAAAAGTAATACATAAAATGCTAAAAATAAACATACAAATACAACAGAACGGGATTAATTATAATGGCAATAATACGTCTTGGGTTGAAGCATTTACTAATAATATTTACCAAAAAAATGTAAAGTTGAGCGACAAAGAGTTCGATGACTATGCTGAGGGAATAAAACAATCGATTGAACGGAATATATTTACTTCAATGTCTTTTACGGGTTCAAAATTACCCGTATTAAAACCCTCAACTATAAAACGTAAAGGTCATTCAAAGCAATTATTTGATAAGGGTGTATTGTATAGATCAATTAAAACGGGGAAAATTCCACACGGGCGTGAAATATTTGTTAGCGGTGCAAGAGATAGTATCGCATTTATTCTACAAAAACGTTTTCCATTTTTTGGGATTATTCCGGAAAGAGCAGACGCAATTTTGCAACATATGATTTCAAGATCACCTAAGAGAAAAGCAGCATAAATGGCAGACCAAAAATTAAATATAAAAATAACTGAAGACGTTCAAAAAAATCCGCTCAAAGAGTTACAGGCGGAGTTACGCAAATTAGCAGTTGAACAGCAGAATTTATATGTCAATGGTCAAAAAAACTCGCAGATATTTCAGGAAAATGCTAATAAGATTAGAGTTTTAAAAGATGCGGTTAGAGAATTACAGGGCGTAAGCAAGGGGTTAAGCGGTGCGGGTGGATTGTCAAGAGCACAGCTCTTAGAAATGGGTGAGAATATTACGGTAATTGGAACTGGTGTTCGATATGCAGCACAGCAGGTGTTTAATTTTGGCAAACAGATGTTAAATGCCGGTGCAAATTTAACAGTTGCAAGATCAAACTTTAAAGGTTCGGCTGAAGATATTCAGGCATTTAACACAGCACTAGCAGGGAATTTACTTGAATCTCAAATAATAAATTTATCAAATAGACTCACTGATTTAGGATATTCAGTAGATCAACAAACACAAATATTCTTTTTAGCTGAAAAAGCAGCGGATTCTTACGGGGTTTCTCTTGAGGAAGCATTCGAAAAATCTGTTAAAGCAATCGAAAAAAACGGTGCTGGACTTGAAAGAATGGGTGTTTCTTCACGTGCATTTAAAGAAAGAGTTGAAGAGTTAGCACTTGCTCAAGGATTTGCAGTCGATGAACTTGACGCATTTAACAACAGGCAAATCAAGTTTCAAGCGTTGATGGAATTAAGCAACACTACTTTACAAGATGCAAAAAATAATACTCAAGATGTTGGTGATAAAATGACTGATCTAAGTTTGTCATTTGATAAATTCTTAGAATCAGCCGGAGCAAGTCTAATTACCACTATACAATTTAATGAGGAGATGGGAAACTTAGGTACTACGGCTTCTAAAAGTGGTGTCAGCTTCGGGGAATTATTAGGAGAGTTAATTAATATAGGGGCTTGGATTGATGAAAATAAATTTATTTTCTCTCCAGTTGCAGCAGGGCTTGAATTAATTGTAGGTTGGGCTATTGATGCAAAGAATGCCATCTTTGATGTACAAGATGCCATAAGCGATACTTCAAGTCTTTTCCCTTCATTAGATGAAAGAGTTAAAGGAGTCACTGATAAAGTGATCCCTACAATTGAAGTTTCCTCAACTCAAAGAGAAACAAGAAGAACTGGTTCAAGAGGTGGCACAGTATCAAAAGAGAAAGCAATAAATTATTTATCAGAAAGATTCTTAGGAGTATCAATTACGAATTTAGCAGCAGATGTAAATAAATTATTAGCAGATAAATTTTTCCAAATCTCAGCTACTCCGGTGGGATTAGGTGGACTTACATTTGGCGAAGGTTTAGAATTTGCCTTTGGTGGTCAACCTAAACCATTTCAAGAAGCATTTGACGCAGAAGAGTTTAAAAATACCTTTAATACTGCTTTAACTGATTCGCAAACCATAGTTAATATATTAGGTAGTGCAGATATGTCAAGGATGTTACAAGATTTACAAACAGGAATTTCACTTGCATCCTCAATATTTAATTTAATTTCGCTTGCAGCTGGTGGCGGGGGTGGTGGTTTATTCGGTTTCTTAGGCGGTTTATTCGGTGGTGATGTAGCAACTCGGGGAGGTTTGCCAAGTCCTAATTCAGTAGTCAATAAAGGAACAGCATATAATATTAATATTACAGGTAAAAATAAAATCAGTGGTAAGGATATAGTTCAATCTTATAATGCAACAATTAGAGAAGTTAACCAATTAGCACAGTTCTAATGACAACAATAACCAAATTATATAATACAGCAGCAGGAGAATTAATATTTGATTTCATCTATGATGACTCAATCGCTTCTATCTCTGACTTTGATATTGTTGGACTTAGCAATTTATCGTATGGCTATGACAGTGAAAATAATCTGGATATTGCTTCTTATCCGTCAAACATAACAATTACAATTGATGCTTTTAACGGTGATAACTATAAAGCATTCAGGACATTATATGAGAATTACAATATAAATTATCCGGCAAATATTTCGAATGTGTTCTTAATAAATTTCTGGGTTAATTCTCAATTAAAACTCAAAGCTGGTATTTATGGGATTAAAGACACTGCAAATGAATATGAAATTGAAGTTACATTTATTGACAATATAAATTTGCTAAAAGATTTTTCAATTGCTAATCCGGCAATATTAAATGAACTGTATCAAAATGGGATTATTCCACGTTCTCAAGTTGTTTATGCAGGTCAGCCAATGCCTGTGTATGCCTATGGTTTTGGAGGGATACATTATTCTGATATATTATTCCCACCTAGATTTTTTGTAACAAATATAAATGAAGGGGATAAAGACACTAATTTAAAAAAGGTAATTGAATATTTATTTAAATTACTCAATCCGGATTTACTCTTAGATTTACAGAATCAATTTGAATTCAGAGATATAACGGTTGGCTCTCCGTCGGTTACAATTAACAACGTTAATTTAAGACGCGTCCTATCTAATTTATTCGGGCGTTATGTTGTTTTCGATAAATCAATTCCTCATGAAATAGGCTTACATCGTATTTCAGGTTCAGAAAATTATACCGATCCAAATAATTTTGAAGTGGTTTTTGAATCAGAGCAGTACAAAGTTTACTGGCATAATTACAACGGCACATCAAACACAGGGACTTCAGTACTTAACAAATGGGAAAAGGGAGTTGAAGAAAGGACTATTGCAGGGATTTTAAAGATCATAGCAAAAAATTTATTTTCATATTACGGGATAAA